TTGTTGGGACAGGGGCAGATTTTAGTCATTGGATAGTTTCCATCCTATTGGGGTATTTGAGGGGTTACGAGATACGGTAATAGAGTGTTTGTTTTCGCAGGAATAGCGTTTGGCGTTCAGGCCGATATAGCTTTTGGACTGGATGGTAAGCATGTCACAGGTGGGGCATCGGTAGCGGTAGATGACACCGGTGGAGGCAGAGATTACAAGGGCTTTTACTTTAGAGGTTTTGAGGTCCGGGTTGGTTCCTGTGTAGGGAACGGGGATAGATGGGTTTGAGTAGGGGGATGGGGTAGGGAAAGAGGTGGAGGAGGGTAGTTTGGGGTAGGAGTAGTGGCCGCACTGGACGCAGGCGGAGTAGGTCCCGTGGTGGTCACGGGATTTGGTCATAGATCCCTGGCATCTGGGGCAGGAGGTCATTTGAGGGTTTTTATGACCTCTTCGATGTCTGAGGGACGCCAGAGGTAGGACTCGACCGGGCAGTCAGAGAGTTGGGAGAGCCATTGGAGCTGGGATGGGCTGGGTTTGGAGCGTTTGGAGTCGGTCTTGAGCTCTGCGAATATAATCCTGGGAGAACGCACCATCGCGCAGTCGGGGAAGCCTCTTGTAGAGTGATCTGACCTCCAGGTGTGATAGTAGAGCCAGCCAAGGCCCTCGGCCAGCTTCTTTATGTGGGACTCCCACTCGGCCTCTGTCTTGAAGAGCTTCAGGGTAGATGGGTCTATTAGATCGACCATTAGTAGTGTCTGCCCTGGCTATGGGCCGGTACCGAGGGGTCTGTGTAGCGGTTGTAGCGCTTGGTGGGACGGCTGGCGAAGCGTCGTGTGTTCTTTAACCAGTTCAAGAAGGTCGATCGTATCTTGGTGCGGCGCCGGCCCTTAGCCGTAGAAGTGAGCCACTCCAAGCATTTTACAGCCTCTGCCTCTAAGTCCACGTCGCTGAATCTTTGCTCCACTATGGATACGAAGTCTTCGTTTGCCTCGAACTTAGGGTGGGCGCTCAATATACCAATCCACCCGGACTCTTGGATCATAAATTCCTCCCGAAGGGTACGGTTCATAGGGAGCCCCCCTTACCCCCCATTGATTTGAAGGTAAGAAAGGTCGGTTCACGCCCGGTCTGAGCCTCCGCCTGGGCTGGAACTCTGCTGTGCAGAGGACGGATTACGCACTCGTTATTTGCGGGTGGCGTCGTGCGCTAGGACTCCGGGTTCCCCCCTACGCCGTTGACCACGTCCCGTCCGAGCAGTTTTTGATCGGACTTGCTGCAAAAAGGTCCTGTGGTCTTTTGGATATCATTGATTCTTAACAAAGCAAAAAAAGACCCCGGCCAGAAGTCCATAGAGAGGGTATGATCACCGCCCGCAGCCTGACCGGGGTCTCTTGGATTATAGCAGAACCAGACGGTGATCATTTCTGTATCTTGGACTGCTTTTGTGATTCTGTCAACCCCTGCGCCTCGTGGACTTTGAGCGCCGCCTCGTGTAGGGTTCCCAACAGAGGCCCCATGCCCGTATGACACTCTTAGAAACTATCCCCGACCTGAACGACCTGTCTCTCATGGAGCTTCTCTCACTATGCCCCCCGGCACCCAACGAGCACCAGTGGGAGATCCTTCAGTCCGAGAAACGCTTTTTGCTCGTCTCAGGCGGAGAGCAGGCGGGAAAGTCCCTCACCGCTTCCAAGTTTTTGGTGCGTAAAGCCTTTGAGGACGATGAGGACAACCTCCTCTACTGGCTCGTCGCAGCAGACTACGACAGGACACGGGCAGAGTTCGACTACATCGCAGAACACTTCGCCGCCCTGGGATTCCTTGCAGAAGTCTCAAAAAGAGTCGATCCCGGCCGCATTACCCTCAAGGACGGCACCCGGATAGAGACCAAGTCCGCAAAAGACCCCAGAACCCTCGCCATGAGAGCGCCCCACGGTATCGTCGCCTGCGAAGCGTCTCAGCTAGACCTGGAAACCTTTCACAGACTGTCCTCACGCCTCGGCCCCCGCAGAGGCTGGCTCTTTATGTCCGGGACACTCGAAGGCTCACTCGGCTGGTACCCGGCCCTCATTACCGCGTGGCAAGGTGGCTACGGAGAGCAACAGTCATTCAAGCTGCCTACTCCTACGAATACCGCAGTATATCCTGGCGGATACGACGATCCCGAGATACTCAGGATGAAACGCGAGTCCTCGGACGACTATTTTTTGGAGCGCATCATGGGCGAGCCCGTGCCGCCCCACGGACTGGTCTTTGCCTCGGACTTCAGGCCCGACGTCCATATCCGTAACGTCGAGTACGAGCCTGGGAACAAGGTCTATATCTGGGAGGACCCCGGCTACGGCTCCGACAGCGCCCACGCTATGGAGATCGCACATATCATAGACGGGCAGGTCAGGGTATTCGACGAGATATACGAGAACGGGATGATACTCTCCGATTTGATATCGATTGCCATGAGCCGGCCCTGGTGGCGGGAGGAGAAACACGTAGTCTCCGACCCGCACTACAAAGACCAGCACCATGCCCACAACTCCGTCTCGGAGATATGGTACGACCTCACCGGCCTGACCGTCTGGGGCGACAGGGTACACATCCTGCCCGGTGTCGAGCGTATGAAAACCTTCTTGAAGCACGATCCTACCAACGTCCCGCGTATCGTCTTTAATCCCCGCTGCAAAGGGATTCTTTCCGAGTTCGGCGCCGGTACGTCGCCCTTCCCACAGTTCGAGGGACAGATACGCGCCTACCGCTGGAAGACCGACCGGGACGGCAACGTGGTTGGCGAAACGCCCGATGACCGCTATAATCATGCTATAAAGGCCGTGACCTATGGCCTCGTGGAGGCGTTTGGCTACGTGATGAAGAAGGACCTCGCATCCAAGGTGAAGGTCCAACGCTGGTAGCCTGAGAGGCCCAAGTGCCCGGACCGAGAGGGCGCAATGCCTAAATGTGAGCCGGCAGAGATAGTAGCAGCAGTAGAGCGACACGCCACCGAGACGTCGCCCCTGCGCGACCGGATGGACGGAGACTATTCCCTCTATCGCTTAGACGAGTACACCGGCGAAGAGGACGACGAGCAAGGCTACCGCCACTTTACCTCGAACGAGCCCATGACCTACGCAGACAAGGTCATGTCCTGGCTCAACGACGCTAACCTCACCGCCCGTATCCCTACCAACGGCCGAGACTCCGACACACGGGAGGCAGACACCAACAAGGAGCAGTTCGTCATAGGAATGCTCCGTGCCGCCGACGAGCGGCTCATGCGTCGAGCCCTGCTCCCCATAAAGGAATCCTTCGCCTTCCAGGCAGCTCTTCGGGGCTGGGTGGCCGTAAGGCACCTGATCGTGAAGCGTGAGGACGGTTCGAGCTACGTCGATATCATGCCGTGGGACCCTCGCAATACCTACTGGAGCATGGGCGCCGACGGGCTTGAGTGGATCTGCTACCGGATGCGTAAGTCCCGATCGCAGATCATGAGCGAGTACGGCGTCGATATTCCACAGGCCGGCGATACCGAACGCCGCGGGATAGATGTCTACGACTACTACGACGGGGAAACTAACTCCGTCTGCACCGCAGATTTAATTCTAGTTGACTCCGTCCCCCACGCAGGGGAGCAACTCAGCGAAGACCTGGGCTATCCCTTCGTCCCGGCCACCGTTATCCCGGTGCCCACGACACCCATGGTGCAGACCGAGACCATCGACGACACGATAGAGGACTACGGCGAGTCCGTCTTCAAGGCCGACCGACGGCTCTACAAGCACGTTAATATGATAATGTCGGTGCTCACCGAGCTCGTATCCAGGGCTCGGAAGCCACCGTCTACATACACCTCCAGGGATGGCTCCAAGGCACTGGAGGAAGATCCGTTCCAGACCGGCACCGAGATACCGCTGGCGGAGGGGGAGCGCTTCGAGGTGCTCGACCTTCTGAGGGCCTCGCCGGACACGGCACCCTATATTGCGATGATTACCGGCATGGTTCAGCGCGGCGCCCTCCCGTACTCGGTCTACGGAGAGATCCAGTTCGCCCTCTCCGGCTACGCCATAACCACCCTGAAGCAGGGTATAGACAGCGTCCTGCGCTCCCGCCTCAAGGCGATGGAGCACGCCTACTTACAGGTGGCACAGTCCTTGTGCAGCCAGTATGCCACGGGCTCCTTCGAGGCCATGACGCTCTCCGGGCGAGACCGGATGCGTAACTACTTCAGTATGGAGTTCAAGCCCGACGACATAAAGAAGGCGGGAGACCTGGAGATCAACCTTGTGGGCAATTTGCCGCAGGACGATGCCGCCAAGATGGCCGCCGCACAGATGATGCGCGAGGGCAAGGTTCCTCTCATGCCCGATCGCTGGATACGCGACGACTTCCTTGGCCTTCAAGACGTGGACCAGATCGACAGGCTCCTCAAGGAGCAAGTAGGTGAGCGCGGGCACCCTCTGGCCGGTACCGTCGAGATAATGAAGGCACTCGCCGAACAGGGCAGACCCGACCTGGCGCAGATTTACTACGTCCAGGCTATTGGAATGGTAAAGGAGCTCTTCGGACAGGTCATGGGTGGGCCGCCCGGTGGGCAGCCGGGTGGGCCGGGTGGTATGCCTGGTGGGCCTCCCGGCGGTATGCCCGGTCCTCCCGGTGGGCCTCCGGGTCCTCCTGGCGGTATGCCCATGCCCGGTATGCCGATGCAGGGTATGCCTATGCCAGGTGGGCCTGCGCCCATGCCCGGTGGGCCTCCCGGCCTGTCGCCGACCGTGCTTCCGAACCAGGCGTTGGGATTCCCGCCGCCGAGACCTACTCCCCAGGCAGGACCGATGGTTCCGCCTGGGCAGCCTAGACCGGGGGCGTTGACACCAGAAGAGCGACTTCGTAGAATCGGACTAGCTGGACCAAGGGGGTAAAGACATGGCGATTACGGTAGCTGGAAAGACACTGGATTTTCAGGGACTCATCCAGTTCTTGGAGAAAGATCCAACTTACTATGCGCGAAATTTTCCGAATACAGCTTACGCACAATATCTTCAAGACCTCAACGACGCCTACATGGCCCGCTATAGCCAAGCAGATCTAGATTCAATGGGACCGGATGAGGTAAAAGAGGTTATTCAACAAGCGGGCTCTTCATCTTTGGCCTACGCTAGCTCAGTGGGTGTCTTTGATGACGACACGGCGAAGAGCTTAGCGCTAGCCAAGTTAGCGCTAGCCGATGATGATGCCGATGCCGATGCCGGCACCGGCGATCCAAAGCTGACCGCCGCCGACGACGAGAGGTTTGGGCTTAGAGGACCAAGCGCACAAATATACGGTTGGGAAGGTGGTCAACCGGGGCAATACCAGCAGTTCCAGGGGCTATTGCCCGATACGCCGGGATACGGGGGACTGTCGGGCTACGGGCAACGAGCCTTTCAAGATCAGTTTGCGCCGCTGGCCGCAGGGTTTGCCCTGCAAAATATAGCCTCCCCGTTCGCCGTTGAGTGGGGGACTACAGGGGCGGATATCCTTCCCGAAGGCTTTACGCCGACCCCGAGCGGAGTAGGTGACGCCGAGACGGGTTTAGCGACAACGGGGCAGAGTTTCTATGACTATGCGAGAAACCCACAGACCGGTTTTGGTTCGGGGCTTCCCAACATCTTTACCGGGTTTGATCCCAGCCTAACGGTACCGACATCGGGTCCGACACGACAGCAGTACACCAATATCTTCGGGCAACTAGCACCCTTCTTTGCAGGGGATACCCAAGAAGACCTTTTTGCTCAGGCAACTCAAAGTCAGCAAAACGTGCTCGACTGGGTCAAAAACAGGGATATAGCTGAAAACCTGATCACGCAGTACGCTCTTCAGGGTGTAGACCCCATGTTCCGAAATATTTTTCAGCAAAAGCGCCTCCAACCGGCCTTTTCACAGTTCTATACTGACCCAGCGCTCCTGACTCAACCAGGCGGACTCATGGGTAGGTTCTTGACCCAGGGTATCGGCGGCACGGGGGGACAGGACCCCTGGTTGGGCGGCTTACAGAGATGGGGTTAGGGGGATAGAGAGATGGCTGGAAACCCGTTCGAGGCTTCTCAGGGTCCCTACTTCGGCGATGTGTTCTCCGAGCGCTTCGAGGTGCCGGGTGAGGGTACTCGTGCCGCGTACTTCTCGGCCATGCCGGAGTGGCTTACGCCTAACCAGCGCAGGTTCTTCGAGAACCAGTACCAAAACGTCTTCAACGATTACCTGGGTAATCTTGGCAGCCAGGTCCGAGGAGGGAACGCGCCTACGGAGAGCTTTGCCCAGTTCACGCAGAACTTCCCCTTCAGTGCCCGTTACGCCAACCTGCCGCCGGGACAAAGGATAGGCTCGCCCATGCGTACCTTTGCCCCGCGTACCCGGTTCCTGCCGTTCTAGGGTAGGCCTGTGTCCTTCCATACCGAGGAAGCCCAGAGGCGAAGAAAAGCACTGGAGATACGCTTACGCGGGAAGCCTATACCCACACCGTTTCCGCTTCCTCCCACTTACCAGCTAGGCGTTGGTCCGTTAGCTTCCTATCCTAAACCTCCTTCACTGGGAATGATGGGCCTACCGCCGTTCCCTGCTGCCGGAGTCACCCCTGGTATGCCGAGACTGGGCGGTGGTATGCCGAGACCGGGCGGTGGTGGAGACTTTCCTCGCGTTCCGGGCATCCCTCTTGTAGGAGTTCCGAGCAGCCCCTTTGCAGGAGAGCAAGAGCGCAATTTCAGGCTAGAGAAGAAGCGTGAAAGTCTCGGCTTGGCCCCACCCCTGTTCATACCGCCACTGCCGAAAGACCCCAAAGAGGCAGACTGGAAACGGCTCAACGATGAGCTCGAAGGCTGGATGGATAGCGCAGTGGCACGCGGTCGATCGCCGGTAACAAAGCCACCTGCCCCGACACCTGCCCCGACACCTTTTGCACCTACCGCTGGGGACTATATACCTGGTGGGGGGCGTTATCCTCAGCAGGTCATTGAAGAGCCGATACCCCAGGAGGTGGAGAAACGCCTGACAGGCTTTGAAGAGGCCGAGACGCAGAAGCAGGTGGCCGCGACGCAGAAGCAGGAGGCCGAGGAGGCACGGCAGGAACGAGAGTACACGTGGTGGGAGGGTCTCTCGGGTGAGGAACAACGCCAGATCACCCTGGATGCGGCGCTTGTCGAAGCGAATCTGTCTCCACCTCCCGACGTGCCGTCCCTTTTCAAAAAGAAGGGCGAGGTAGGCTACGAGGAGGAGCTTAAAGCCCGCAACGATTCCATCGAGGCATGGCTGGTGAAGGGAGGGTTGCTGCGGGAACGGCAACCTGTACTCGACCCTCTCGGCACCGTCATCGATCCGGTAGTGGAGTACGCGGTGAAGCCTGCTGTTGGTGGGCTGATAAAGGCACTAGAAGTTGGTGCCGAGGGTGTGGGCGTCTGGGCTGGTACCTCTCCCTACTTCGAGCAAAACCCCGAGTCAGTGGAGGCGTTCAAGGCACTCAAGA